TATCGTCAGGTGCGTAGATAAAATCTACGAGAACGAAAACGTATTTGAGGCAAAAGACTATTCTTTAAAAGAGATTAGAGAGTTTCTAGAAAACTTAGACGTTAAGACCTTTGATAAAATTAGAGAGTTTCTTCTCAACCTTCCAAAGCTTAAATACGTAATAGAGTATAAAAACTCGCTAGGAAACGACAGGAAGATAGAGCTTAATTCTCTCAATGATTTTTTTACCTTGCGCTAAACCACAATACGCTGCATAACTATTTTGCTACCGTGTTCAGTTTAGCGCAACACCATAAATATTCGATTAGCGACGTTGAAAACTTAATGCCATTTGAGCGTGATATCTATGTGGATATGTTAGTCACTTACATCAAACAACAAGAAGAAGCGCAAAACAACGCACAGAATAGGTAGTAAATGGCAAAGCAAAGAAATATACCTGTAAGAGATATAGCCGCCAATCCTATATTAAAGGCGGCGTATGAAAAACAATTACAGGAAAATCCTGTCGATAGCGATTTTAGAAAAGCAGCTTCCGAATACGATCCATCTTCCATCAAGGGTGTAAAAGATCTCAGCAACGTAGTTAGAGATCAGAAGACCTATATGACTAACCTTGATAGGACTCTAAAGAGACTAGATAAGACCATTAACAAGGTCGATGGTACCATGTCTAAGACGATGCAGGTCTTGACAGAGTCTCTTGGTATTCAAAGAAAAATGGTATCTGAACTTCAAAAACTCAACAATTTGACTCGTAGAGAAGACGATCAGATGCTTGAGGTGTTGCAGGACATCGATGATCATATAAGCAATGATGGCGGGAAGGCTGAAGGTCATGGCAGTGAATTAGCTAGTGGACTGCAGAGTAAGTTAGAGAGTATACTGTTAAGCGTATTTAATAAGACGGCTCTACAGTTAGGATCGGCAGGCGCCGGTCTGTTTGCCGGTATAAAACTCAATGAGCTTATAAAAGATTTTACTAATAGCGAAACAGGTCAAAAAATTGGCGATGCTGTCGCTACAGCTAAAAAGAGTATAGGTTTTACTCAGGAAAACTTTCCAGAATTAACTGAGATGATTAGATCTTGGTATGGTACTGGAATCCCTGAGATGCTTGGTGGTAAGAGCAAAAAAGAATTTGAACAGTCACATAATCTAACACCAAATAAAGCTGAAGTATCTGAAAGCATTAAAGAGCTACAAAATAAACAACAAGCTAAAAGAATTGGTGAACAAAGATATCATGGAGATGAATTAACCGAAGAGCAAAAGAAAAAAGGATATGAAAATCCTTACAATAAAGATCCTAATAAAGGTGGTTATAATTCTTCTAATGAACAATTTTCTAGTGGAGGCGAAGTTCCTAAAAATGGTTGGTGGACTTCAGAGAAACAGAAACAAGCTGTAGATTATTTAATTAAAAATGGTGGATTTACAGAATATGGAGCTGCTGCGGCTGTCGCAAGAATGACAAAAGAAGCGCCAAAAGGTCCAGGAGATTCGAATAACATAGGTGGTGGTCACTGGGGTATAGCGCAGTGGGGAGTTAATAGAAGAGGTCGTGAAATGGCCAATGCTTCTTTTGAAGAGCAATTGGCTTGGTATGTTAAGGAAACACAAACAACAGAAAAACCAGCAGGAGAAAGATTTAGAACAGCCAAAAACGCTCAAGAAGGAGCATACGCTGCAGCTAGTTTTGAAAGAGCAGAAGGATGGAAAGAAAGTGGTGGTAAAAAAGATGTTCTAATGAACAATACACCAATTGATGACGTTTATAAAAATACTATAGGCCAAAGTTCTTCGACAAAACAAAACACTCAAGAATCTACAGAACCACGTACTATAAAGAAATTTGTAAAAGGCGCTGGTTGGACTGGTATGCAAGAAGTACCAAACCCAAAATATAAAGCGCCGGATGCAACTCAAGTTGCATCTTCTTCTTCTAAAGTAGTGTCACCAAACGAGGGACGTGATGCAAATTCACAAACAAAAACTAGTACTGCTGGAGAAAAAGCATATTCAGGTAATTTAGAAGGAGTAAATAGCGCACTTGTTTCTGCGTTTGAACAAGCTGCAGCAGAATATAAACAAAAAACACATAAAGATGTTAAAGTCAATTCTGGGCTTAGAACTTATGAAGAACAGCAAAAATTATGGGACAATAGAAAAAACAATCCAAATCCTGTAGCAAGACCAGGAACAAGTTTGCATGAAAAGGGTTTAGCAATTGATATCAATTCTGCACAAGCAAACGAAATGGACAGGATGGGTATACTTGCTAAATACGGATTAAACAGGCCAGTCCCAGGAGATCCTCCTCATATACAATTAATGGGTACAAAATATAAAGAAGCTTCTAATGCTCCTTTACCAAACATAGGTCCACCTGATACAACTAATACATCACAAAATGCACAACCTGTTTCTCAACAGCCGATGACACCATCGATGGGTATGCCTATGATGGGAGGTTTAGGTAATATAATGGGAATGATTGGTGGAATGGGAGGCATGGGAGGAATTGGTGGTATGCTTGGAATGGCAATGCCGCTTATTGGTAATCTTCTTGGAAGTATCTTTGATGAAAGCAATGGACTACCGCAGGGAATGCCGAGTAGACCAGCATCTTCTTTAATACCTGCGTTTGCAGACCAGTCAATAATGGGTGGTTTGAATTCTGCAGTCAATGGACAGGATGGCGCGCAGGGTAGTCAAAGATTTCCATCGCAGAGTCAGAGCGCACAGGGGCTGCCTCCTGAAGTATCTGGAGTCGGTAACATGGCCATGTCGGCTACAGTCCCATGGGCTGACCTGCTTAAGACTATATTTGGATCTGGAGCTAAAGAAGGTCCGCACAAATAAAAAGGAGGGCCGAAGCCCTCCTAGTATTAGCCGGCTAGTGACTTAAAGAATTCCAAAGACTCATCGTCTTCGTCATCGCTACCTGAGTACTTAGGAGCGTGAGTCGCCTTAAACGACGGAGCAGACTCCTCGCGCGCCCACGGCACTTCTTCCTCTTCAGCCTTCTTTACTTTAGCCGTAGCGTCACCAGATAGTACCTTAACGAGCTTGGCCTTCAGCTCTTCATATGTCTTAAAGTTTTCAGGCTTCAAGAAGTCTTGAAGTGAGTGCTCAGACTCCCAGACCTTCTCAAGCTTCTCGTCGTCCTTGAGCAGCGCGCTGACCTTGTCGAACTCAGACTTATCGTAGTTGCGATAGCCTTCTACCTGACGAATCTTAAGCTTGAAGTTCGCACCAGCCCAGAGATCAAACGGGTTCATCGCCTCTTCATCAGCGAACTGAGGTTCCATAGCTTCCTTGAGCTTGTCGAAGATCTTCTTGCCGTACTTGTAGAGGAATACCTTACCCTCATTATCTGGGTTGGCCTGATCCTGAACGACATAGATGTTTGAGATGAAGTGAAGACGACGCTTCTGCTTACGAGCCTGCTTGCGCTCTTCTGAATTGTCGTCAGTCGTAGAGTTCCAGAGCTTTGAGTTATACTCAGATACTGGATCCTGCTTACCGATAGACGTCAGTGAGTTTTCGATGTACCATCCGCCTGGGCCTTGAAAGCCATGATCAAAGACTCGTACAAAAGGTACATCCTCATTAGGGGGAGCAGGGAGAAAACGAATAACGGCATAACCATTACCAGCCTTATCTACAGTCGGTGACCAGAAGCGATCGTCGCCCGCCTTCTTAGCACCTTCTTGATTGGAAATCTTGTTGAGCTCTTCAGTGAGAGCGGATAGTGACTTGTTACCTGATGCTGACTTAAGCTTTGCAAAATTGGACATATGTATCTCCTTGTATATGCGTTGTATGTGCTATGTATAAATGGCATCTGTATCGCCATTATTATTTATTATACTACTCTTTACCATAAATGTCAACCACTATCTTTTTAAACTTCTCCTTGTCATACTTAATAAACGGCGTATACTTTTTTACTCTCATACTTATCTCATCCCACACTGGATCGTACTGCATCTTCTTGTCCCAGTACTCTTTAGACCTAGTCAACTCGAGCATGATGCAGAACGTCTCGATAGACAGATTCCCACTTAGGTAGCTGCGAAGAAAGTGTGGGTGCTCTCCATCTTTATGGACGAAGTTCGAGTTAAATGGAGTTAGCATTCCCATCACCTCGTTCTTAAAGATGTAGCTGAGAGACTGGTTTCTTTTCTTCCACTCTTGATATATCTTCTCAGAGCTTGGAGAGTACGCTAGGTCTCTAATCCAAGACTTACTGTTCTCTACAAAGTTAGATATGAGGAAGTTGTGTACGTCTTCGTGCTTGGCCAGCTTCTCAAAGAAGATACGATCCTTTCTCTTTTGGAACGTATCGACTTTAGTTCTAAGCTTACCTTGGTACTTTATGTAGTCGTATTCTGGTTTTGTGAAGTGGTTCTTAAGAGCGAGATATTCGTTGTAGCATTCATATGGCGTCATCGTCCTCTTTCAATATACCCATAAATTTAATGAACAGACCCTTCTCACGGCCGTAAGCCTCGATCTCCCAAGGTTGTTCCCAGTAGTCCATGTTGTCTGAGTCGTATTTCTCACCGAGCCATTTTACCATTCTCGCCGGCCGAAATATATCCTTAAGCTCACCCTTAGCGTACTGCTTCAGGTGGACCATCTCGTGGGCCAGCGCGAGAAGTATTTCTTTCTTTGGAAGCTTAGAGTCGATCGTTATTAGAAAGTCTCTAGCCTTGTGGTTGTCGTCAGTCCAGTCGCAAAAAGCGTACTCGTTAGATCCTCTATCAAAAGAGATAAACTCGATTGTAAGATCTATGTTGTTGGCTAATTTCTTACCAAGAAGATACTCTCCGTAGAATCTAGCAGCTTTTTTCACAATATAGTTAGATAAATCTTTCTTAGGTTTACCCACTATCTTGATGAACATTTGACACCTCCTCCAAATGCTGGGCTCGGTATATTTATAAAGGTAGGCTATTTCCCTTTTTAGTCTTAAGAAGATTAACTAATTCAGCTTCTCCACGAATCTTTGCTCTAAGAACAGGATCCTTCTTGATTAGTAGAGCTGCAGCCTCCACCTCGTATCTATGCTGCTCACACCAGAGCACCACACTCTCGGTATAGGATATGTCCTTCATCCATACCAAGTCTTCTATCTCATTAGCAAAGGACTCATTCATCTAAACTTCTCTCTCAATTCCTTGACTCTGGTTCTTAAATAGTCTTCGATGATCTTTCTCTTTTCATCGTCCTTCTCAAATTTAAGAAGACCAAGCTCGTACTCAAAACAAAATCTCATGTTGTATCCCATTGAAGGAATAATACTCTTATTTCGGTCCATATTGTTTTCTCCAGAGCCAAGCGTTGAGAGATGATACCCTACCGGCGAACCAGTTCATCAACCCGCTGTTCCAGAAAAAGTGGTCGTATTTGCCCATTGTACACTCCTATTTGATAGTGATTTTTGTCTCGTTGATATTCTGTCTTACTAGTTCAAAAAGAGTCGCCGAGTCTGATGGGGAGACTCTGACACATCCGTGACTTGCTGGACGACCCAGGTTATTGACACGAGGAGTAGCGTGAATAGCGTAGCCGCCGTTAAAAAAGATCGAATTTGGCATTGGCGCATTGTCGTACTTCTTTGAGTAGTGCATACGTTGAAGTGAGTATGGATAGTAGGTTCCAACAGGAGTGTAGTAACCCTTTCGAGCCGTAGACACCGGCATCACGTCGATCAGCTCACCATTCTGATACACCTCCATCGATTGATGTCTCTTGCTGACTACCAGCTCTATGTCTGCAAGAGCCGGTGTGGTAAACATAAGAGCCGCGAGTAGTAACTTCTTCACTCAGTCCTCCATAAGATTGTTCTTGATCTCTCTTAGAATAGTGCTTCGCTGTTTAGACTCTCTAAAAAACTTGTACCAGTACGGCATGCGACTATACTTGATACCAATAAAGTCTTTGAGTAAGACATTTTCTGACATCAGCTTAGCCAACTTGGTGTTGAGTTCAAACTTCTTTAGCGTAATATTCTCGTCTGTAAGAAACGTTACATAGCAATAATCGTCATCCTTGTTTAATTTTACATTATTAATAGATGAATCAACAAGCATTGCGCATTCAATAGGTCTAAACCATTTACCAATGTTAAACTTACCAGGAATAAGTCTTGCTGATTTAGTGAATTCATTATTACTAAAATAAGGTCCACTAGTCATAATCTCGAGTGACTCTTCACAGAACATAATATATCTCACCTTTGCGGTGATCATTCCATCTGGAATACTTCTTAAATGTAAATAACTATCAAAGAACTTTTGATCATATAATAAAGATCCAGCTTTATCATTCTCTCTATCTAAAGAGAATTCATAGTCGAATGGGAACTTAAGAGCATACGTATTCTTTGTTGAGTCTTTAACTGCAGGACAATATTTAATTTTAGTCTGCTCACCAATAAACTTCATATCACATATACGTTCAAAGATATTCTCTGGTTCAGCGCAGCAGTTTGATGTAGAGAACGTATCAAGAGAATCATTAAATACGTCAGTAAATGCGGACCAATAGACAATCATTATAATACTCCATAAAGTGGCGATTCCACCAGGATTCGAACCTGGACCTAAGGTTTAGAAGACCCCTATGATATCCCTTTCACCATGGAACCATTATACATATAATATCACGTTCCGCTGGTCTTGTAAACTTATTTGATAGCGTGAGTGTCTTTACCCTTGAAGCTCTTCTTCACGATCTTGAGCCAGAGCTTTCTCTCTTTCTTAGCGTCTTTGTCGATGATAGCCTTATAGAACTTCATGATGAGACGCTGAGTCTTACTCAACTTCTTAGCCATTTAACTTCTCCTAAAGAATTGCCAGATTCTGTTTCTAGGTTCTGGCGGACCCAATGATTATGCTGCTAGAGCAATATCAAATGGTGCGAAGTTATCGTTAGCACCTGTTATTTGCCTTT